TCGCTGCTATTGGGCAGTACGTGTACTTCGGTTGGACGAACTATGACACCACCTCTACAGGTATCGGTCGTTTGGACATTGGCACACAGATCGTTACTAACCAGCCTGCATACGCATCAGATTTGATGGTGACTGGTCAGGGTGCTGTTACTGACATTCATGAGTTTGATAACAAACCAGTGTTTACTGTTGCTGGTCTTGGCGCATACCGTCAACATTCAACTGATCTTGTTGCGTCGGGGACATTGGAATCAGGTATCTACCGTTGGGGTGTACCGGACACAAAGTTTATTCCAAAATGGGATTTGCGTACCGAACCGTTGTATGGGACTGTTGTTATTTCTGTGGCTTCTGATTCGGGAAGTTTTGGCAACGTTGGCACACAATCAACGGAGGCTTCTTTGGAGTCCACGTTTGATGGTTTTGAATCTAAAGTGTTTGAGGCTGAGGCTCGCTTGACTTTGACTCGTTCCGCTACGGATGCCACGAAGGGTCCTGCTGTTACCCGCTGGTTGGGTCGAGCCTATGCTGCACCGTTGCGTTCACAGATTTTTTCTGTGCCACTACTGTTGCATCACAAGTTGAATATCCGTGGGTTTGAGTATTCGGTGGATGTGGACGCAGAGTTGAGGTATCTGCGTGACCTTGTGGACAACCCTCGCGTGGTCAGTTACCAAGAGAACGCTGATACTTATTCGGTGATTGTGGAAGATGTCCGTTGGCAACCTGTGGACTCTGCGAACAACCATAACGCTTGGGACTGGAACGGAACCTGTACTGTCATTATGCGTTCGGTTAGATAGTGTAAGATAACCCCGTATGCCTGCTTTTACACGACGACAATACGCTGGTGCTGCTGCTGCGACAACGATCACGGCTGGTATCAACCCTAGTGACACAACTTGTTCTTTGGCTGCCACTACTGGTTGGCCGTCTACTGCTGGTGTTCCGTTTTATGTGGTGATTGATCCTGGTACTTCGGCTGAGGAGAAGTGCAGCGCGACTATTTCTGGTTCGACTCTTACCCTTACTAGGGCGCAGGATGATACGACTGCGACTAGCCATTCTTCTGGTGCGACGATTTATCCGGTGTTTACGGCGAATGATGCGGATGAGGCTAATGAGGTTGTAAGTAAGTTGACGACTAAGGGTGACTTGTTGGTTACTACTGGTTCGGCTTTGAATCGTTTGGCTGTTGGTACTAATGCTCATTTGTTGACTGCTGATTCGGCTGCGACTAATGGTGTGAAGTGGGCGTTGAGTCCTGAGACTGATCTTGTTACGACTAAGGGTGATTTGTTGGTGGCGACTGCTGCTGACACGTTGGCTCGTCAGGGTGTTGGGTCTAATGGTCAGGTGTTGGTCGCTGATAGTGGTGTGACGAATGGTGTTGCGTGGGTTGACCCGCAAACGAACCGTAATGTGATTATCAATGGTGCTATGCAGGTTGCACAACGAGGAACATCAACAGCAAGCATTACGACTACTGGTTATTACACGGCAGACAGAATCAGCACAACCGTTTCATCAATGGGAACATGGACTCAAAGTTTGGAAACAGATGCGCCTACAGGTTCAGGTTTGCGTAATTCGGTAAAGATGCTTTGCACTACTGCTGATGCGTCACCCGCTGCTGGCGACATTGTTTCAGTACATCAATACCTTGAAGGTCAAAATGTTCAACAGTTCTTAAAAGGAACATCCTCAGCAAAACAATTCAGTGTTTCGTTTTGGGTCAAATCAAATGTAACAGGAACTTACATTCTTGAATTGTTTGATTACAATAACACTCGTCAGGTATCTGCTTCATACACTGTTTCTGCTTCAGCAACATGGGAAAAGAAAACCATCACTTTCCCTGCAGATACAACTGGTGCTTTCACTAACAACAACGCTGCGGCTCTTGGATGCAACTTTTGGCTTGGTGCTGGAACAACTTACACATCAGGGACACTCAACACAACTTGGGCAGCGAATACGAACGCTAATCGTGTTGTCGGTCAAACCAACCTTGCTTCCGCTATCAACAACTATTGGCAGGTGACTGGCATCCAGTTGGAGGCTGGTGCTGTTGCTACACCATTTGAGTTTGAGCAGATTAGTGAAACGCTTGCTAAGTGCCAACGGTACTACTATCAAAATTCGCTTCACTATATGAATCTAAGTCCCGCTTTAGCAAATTCATATGCTGCACGAATTCTTTTTCCAACCACGATGAGAACCGATGCCACAGTTACTCATTACTCTGCCAGTGGTTTGGGTGGAACATCTGGACAAGCCACTTTTTACGAATCAACTGGTGGTGGTGCTGTGGAAGCAATAACTATTGAGGCTGCTGGTTCGGATGGTTTTCAAGCATTTCGCACTAGTTCAACTACAAGAACTCTTTTTACTGGTTCATACAAAGCATCGGCTGAATTATGAGTAAATATTTCATACAAAATACCAATTTTTTTGGCATTACAAACACGATAATTATTCGTACCGAAGATAATGCAAATATTCCGATTAATCCTGCCAACTCTGATTATGCAGAGTACCTAGCGTGGGTTGCTGAAGGTAACACGGCTACCGAATGGTCGCCTGAAGCCTGATGTGCCACACTCACGCTGGCTAATAACCATCCCCGCGATACTGTTCGCACTATTTGCCAAACCCGCCAAAGCTGATGTTCTCGGTGAATGGACATACAGCCAGTCCTGCCCAACATCAGGTTCAATCGAAGTCGTAGATGACACGATTATCTTGCATGGCCCCGATCAGGGTGGGTGTTCTGGTGCTGCGCATTGGGTAAAGATTGAGACCACAATCCCCGCAGATGTGGACACAATAGATTTCACTTGGGCATATCAGACGACTGATGGTTGGGTGTATGACCCACCGCAGTACGGCATCAACGGCGTATACACCTTGATTACACAACAGAACAATGCGACAGGCGAGCTGTCTGTACCCGTGTCTGAGGGTGATGTGTTCACGTTCCGTCAGTATTCGATAGATACCTGTTGTGCGCCAGGTCACCTAACTATCAGTAACCTGTCGTTATGGGCATCTATAACAACATCCACGACATCAACGACAACGACGACTACTACTTCTACTGTCCCCGTAACGACTGTCCCTGTCACCAACCCGACTACTACGACAGTTCAAGAAACAACTACAACAACATCAACAACAACCACAACTTCTGTGGCGAACTCAACTAGTACTTCTTCTTCTTCCAGTACCACGACCCCTTCAAGTCTGCCCACAACAACCACGACAAGCACAACAACAACGTCAAGCACCCTGCCAGCGACAACAACCACAACATCATCAACAACAACTTCAACATCTACAACCTCGGTTCCTCAGACGACTACAACTACGACTACTTCTTCCGTACCCCAAACAACATCAACAGTATCAACGACGACCACAACAGAACCACCAGCAGTTCCAACACCTGTTACACAGCCTCAAATATCCGAGCCAGAACCCGTTGATACTTCCGTTCCTGTAGAGCCTGAACCAAACGAGACAGACACCACAGAGCCACCAGTAGAGGAAGCCATCCCAGAAACGACGCTTCCCGAAGAAACAACCACAACAGATGAAACGTATCCTGAGCCATCCCCTGACACTACAGACGAACCAGTTGAGGACACAACTCTCCCTGAAGTGGACACAACCCTGCCAGAAACCCCTGAAACACCCCTAGAAGCCCCTCTAAGCGACGAAGAAGTGGATTCGCTAATAGCAGAGGCAGAAACCACAGAAGCCCTCGTAGAAGCCCTAGCCGAACTCAGCCCAGAACAGGTTGAACAGGTCATTGAATCCCTGCTCGCTGAGGAACCAACCCAAGAACAGGCAACAGCCCTCGCGTCCAGCCCCGAAGTCCTAGCCGTCATCAGCACCGAACAAGCGCAAGAAATCTTTGAAGCGTTAGACGTAGCCGAACTGTCTGACACACAAACCGAAGAACTCATCGCAGCAATCGAATCCGCCTCCACCGAAATCCGTGAAGAATTTGAAGACACCATTGACATCTTCGGCGAAGGCTTAGACGACTACACCCCTACTGGCTCAAACATTCCTGTAGGAGAACGCCGAACCCTGATCGCTGCCACCGTAGGGTTAACCCTCGCCGCAGCAGGTACTAGAATTAGACGCTAATGAGAAAACTCTTGGACTACCTAGCAGACAACGCATGGACATGGGCTGGCACAGGCATGGTCCTCATCACCCTCTCAGGCCCGACACTACGACAGGCAACCCTCATAACCGGAATAGTCGTTTTGGTACACTCGTCACTAACCCTCTCCAAGAAAGACTAGACATGGCAAAGCTTCAAAACATCATCTTCCGCATCTTCGCACTATTCGGATCATCCGCATTGGCTGCTGTAGCCGGTGGTGCTTTGATTGGCGTAGACCTATGGAAGTCGGCAGCACTTGCTGGCATCATGGCTTGCGCCCAAGTGGTCGAGAAGTTGTTGCGTTTCAGCGTTGACGGTTCACTCACCAAAGAAGAAATCGAACTCGCGTTTACTGGCGCGGTGAAGGCGAAGCCTGAAGTAGCCGAATAATGGCTATGAAGAAAAAGGTTTCGGTCAATGATCTACCGATCATCCCTGTTGTCCTTTGCTCATGTCTAAAGAACGCCAAACCTGGTGAACTCCCTGAGAAACTTCTTCGCAAGATTGAAGGCAAAGGCAAGTTGCACCATTGTGCAGCAGATGCGTACGAGGCGATGGATGCGGCAGCAAACGCTGAAGGAATTGACCTTAGCCCAACAAGTCCAGCGGACACATATCGCACACTTGCGGTACAAGAGTACGGATTCTTCCAGCGATACACCACCAACGTAATTGCAGGTCAGAAGCCTCGCATCTATCAGGGCAAAGCGTGGTATTTGAAGAAAGGTATGGCGATGCTCGCTGTGCCTGGTACGTCGAAGCATAACCTCGGTATCGCCATTGATATTGCGAACGCTAACGGCCCACGTTTGGAATGGTTGAAGAAGAACGCTGTGTCGTTCGGCTTCTCATGGGAAGTAATACCAAGCGAACCGTGGCATTTGCGTTATGTCACCGGCGACAAGAAACCTCAGCGAGTCCTTGACTGGCTTGCGAGTAAAGCAGTCTGATGTGGATGCTGGGATCGCTCTCGTTCTTGCTGCTGCTGTTACTGGTGCTTTTGGTCTGCTGACCGTAGTAATCCAACGTTTCAAAGCTGAGAACCGTAAAGACCATGACACCGTTATGGCTATGTTGCGTCTAATGCGTAGGGCGCAAGACCGCACCGAAGACAAAGTGGACAAGGTTTCTGAACGTTTGACGGAACACATCACCAAGCACTAGGGTAAGTCACCCAAAGAAAGGTGCTTGCAAATGGCAAAAGGATTAACTACCGTTGAGTTAACTTTGGTGCGTGACTGTCTCTTGAAATCTAATCCTGGGAGGGATCAAGCTGACGCACTATGGGAAGTTATCGAGAAGATAAACAAACTCATAGAGGGAGCAAGAGTTGAACAAGCCCGTAAAGCAAAGTCTGTTAAGTGAAATACGATCTGAAAAGGTTGTACCGTCAGGCCGCATCCCAAGAATCCAGCGTGTACTTGAAGGAATGGATGAGACAGATCGCAAAGAACTTGTCGAAGCGTTAGACGATCATCTCATTCCCGCTCCCGCAATTAGCAGGGTGTTAGAGCGACGAGGAATAGACTTAGACGCATCTTCAATCAACAAGTACCGTCGAGGGGAATTCGCTCATGTCACTAAAGGATGAATTAGAGGAGCAATCCCAACCGCCTGAGAACCAACGTGCATGGGCTGAAGTAACACCCGATGGTGGTGAGATTTCTACTGGTGTTCTACCTACACCAATCACATCAGACTGGACAGCAATACTTGTCGGGTTCGGTTTAGACCCAACCGTATTTGAAGTTGTTGATGACACAGTACGAATGTCTAAGTGGCAAACCTCTAAGCGTTTAGAGAACGGTGACAGAGATGTTGCATGGCTGTACTCGTATCGTGCCAGGTTCCGTCGAAAAGCAAACAGGGTTTTACCTGATGAAGATATTGAGGCGTTACGACAGAAGGTTTCCAAATGGAAGCAACCTAAACGCCCCGCAAACAAACCATCGGATGAGCCACCATCCACGTTCGTAATCAACTGGGCTGACCTACAACTAGGTAAGTCTGCTGGCGGTGGTGTCGAAGCAACCGTCGAACGGGTGCTGGAATCATTGGAGAAAACAGTTCAACAACTCCATGACCTTCGCCGTAAAGGCAGGAACATTGAGGGTGCGGCATTAGTGAACATGGGTGATCCGTTTGAGGGTTGCGATGGGAACTATGCGAGCCAGCTCTTTACCGTTGAACTCACTCAACGTGAACAGTTACTACTCGGTGCAGACCTGTTCTCTAAAGGCATCAGCACTATCGCATCACTTGTTGATGTGTTGGATGTTGTTGGTGTGTTGTGTAACCACGGGGAGTGGACACGCCGAAATGGGAAAGCCGTAACATCAGACTCAGACAACGCTGGTGGATTCCTCATGGATGTTCTGTACCGAATCCTTGACACACAGATACCGAACCTTGAATGGACTATCCCACACGATGAGATGGTCACAACCAAAGTGTTATCCGATGTCAAACTTGCGTTCGCTCACGGCCACAAG